CGCCAGGACAGGCGCACGCCGAGGCGTCACCACTGATAGCCCCGCACCGCTTCTCGAGCGTGGCGCGGATCTCGCCCAGTGCATCGGCCGCGTTCACGCTGCGCAGTTGATACAGCGTCTGCTTGAGCATGTAGCCCTCGAGTTCCCACAGCTTCTCGCGAGCCATGGCGCGGGCTTGCTTGGTCGCATGCTCGACGCCGACCTCATAGCGGAAGTTCGACGGGCTCGCACAGCTCGAGAAGCCGGTCGCGACATAGGTACCGCCCGGCAATAACGCCGAGGCAAGGATCACGGTCGTGCCTGGTATGTGATGGATATCGAAGGTCAGCGACTCGACTAGGCTGTCGATACGCTGGGGAGTGATGCGGGGGGCAGTGAGACCGAGCGAGGCGATCTTCGTCTCGATCTGCTGTTCGTCTGGTGTCATGTGTGTCGCCTTGTGAGCTAGTGAGAGGAGGTGCTACCCCAAGGGTTATAACGGCCGACCCGAAAAACCCAACTCAGCCGCTACGCATGCGCTGCAGCTCAGCCATTTCGGCCATTACCGCGCGGGTCGCCGCACGGCGGGTTCGATAGAGTGGGCATTGATTGCCAATGTGGTTCACCAGTTCGGGCCGCAGGCGATAAGGATAAAACTCGCCCTCGGCAGGCCAATAGCCGCGCCTGCTGGTTGCAAGGAACTCGAGCACAACCGGACGGGCCAGCGGGCCGGTATGGTCGACATACGAAACGAAAACGGTATGCCCGGCGCGGATCTCGCCGGGGCCGTAGGCTTGTCGCTTCATTCGCGGAGCTCCAGTGTCGTTCGCGCCTTGTAGTCGCGCAGCAGCTCGAGCAGGCCTTTCAGTTGCTCGGCGTTGGCGTTGCAGGTGGTGTAATTTCCGACGACGGTTTCGGCGACGGCAGAGAGCGCAATTCCTGCGGGTCGCGCATCAGCAGCTCCGGCAGGTGCAGGGGCTGGCAAACTTGCGGCGCCTGCGTCGTGCAGCCGGACAAAGCCAGCAGGAACAGTGCAAGCGCGATCGGCTTCGGCAGAGACATAAACGGGCACCTCTTTGATGATGGTTCGGCCGACCTTCTCGACCACCTGGACGCGGTCGACGTACTTCGTCACCACGCGGTCGCGAACAACGCCCAGCGCCTGACCTTGCTCGAAGGCCGTGCGCAGTTGCTCGTTCTCGAGCTGCTTTGCCTTGGCTTGCTCGTCGCTCGCGCCATTGACCCAGCCCAGCGCGTACAGCAGGCCGGCGATCACCGCCAGGCCCACCAGTCCATAAAGTCGGTTCATAAGCGCACCAGAAAGAGATCCCGTTGCAGGGCGCGCCGGAAGATGATCCCGGCGCAGTTGCTTTGCACGAGCCCGCAGTCTCGACCAGCAACAAAGCGCCATCGCATGAACTGCGAAGCCGCCGCCGCGTAGTCGCCCGCAGCGGTCAGGCGATAAAGCGTCGAGCGGGCGAAGGCCGTCGCGCCGACGTTGTAGACGAAGTCGGAAAGGGCGATCTTTTGCCAGATCGTTGCCTTTGGCACGGCACGCATGACGACGTCGACGGCGCCGCCGAGGTCGCCCTGCAGGTACGCCGCGCACTGCTCAGGCGTCGCACGGTCACCAGGGCGGACGCCCTTCGTGTGCCCGGTGCAGATCGTCCAGACGCCGCCGCTGTCCGGGTAGGCCTCAAATTCGGTGCCTTCCATTTCCGGCGTGAGGATCATCAGGCCGGCGATGATGGCCGCCCGCTCGACCGGCGCCGGCAGGCCAGTCTCGTTCACGGTGAAGCCGGCAACGGCCAGCGACAGCGTCACCGCCGCGATGATGCGTTTAACCAGCGTCATCGCTTTCGCCCTCGGCAGGCTTGCCGCGCGCGCGCAGCATCTTGATCAGCGGCACGACCCAGCGCCGGCCGACCAGGTCGACCAGCAGCACCAGGTAATAGAGCACGGGGATCAGCAGCGCCCAGGTCTGCAGGGTCACGCCGTAGATCATGAACCCGGTCGCGGGCGGAATCAGTTTCGCGCCCTCGACGGCGCCCAGCTCGGCAAGCGGCTGCAGTTTGTTGGCCATCGGGGAGGCTTCCAGGAATAAAAAACCCCGCTCGAGGGCGGGGCGAAGGGATCCGGAAGCGAGAGGGCCAGCGGATCAGGGAGAGGTGCGCCGCTCGTGGACGCTTCGACCAGAAACGCAAAAGCCCGCACGGGGCGGGCTTTTGGTTTGCATGTGTCGCATTAGAGCAGTTATTAGACTTTAATCCGGACTTTTGCGCAATACCCCTTTTGCACTTTTTCGCTAATGCCTAAAAGTGCAAATGTTCTTTTGTTCTTTTATGGCTGCGTCGTCCAGCTCGAGCAGCGTGGCGTCGGTACGACGGACGATGTTCGTGTATCCAGCATCCTCGCGCGACAGGTAGAAGTTCGGGCCGTCCGGGCCGCGATAGTCGACCAGATAGCCGACGTGCTCGCGGTACCACATGAGCCGATCCGGGCAGCGATCGATTCGCAGAACCTGGCGCTTCATCGCAGCGCCCTCGCCCAGCCTGCCCGGGCGCCCTCGAGCGAGTGATAACCCGCATCATTGAAGCCGCACGAGCAATACGCGCCCCACTTCCCGTCGACCAGGCGAAAGCGCGGCAACGGTGACGCCTTGCAAGGGTGCCGGGGAAAATCCGGGTCGTTGATCAGATTCCACGAACCAAGCGCTCGCGCCTCGGACGTGGTCACCTCGCCGCGATGCTTGCAGCCAGTGCAGGCATAGACCCGCATATCGCTGTTCGGGTCGAGGCGACGCTCAGGCAGGGCGCCGCACTGCGAGCAGACAAGGGCGGCCATCACAGCCCCCTATCGAGCAAAACGAAGCCATAGCCCCGCATGGCCCTGCAAAGCGCGGTCAGCGCCTCGCGATCGAGCTCGAGCAGCGTCTCGCGCAGCGCCTGCCAACGGCCGGCCCAATGCTTGTCCCAATTGGCTACGGTGACGCCGAGCAACTGCTGCAGGCGGGCCGGCTGATGCAGCACCTTGCCGCAGTTCGTGGCCCGCTTGACGTCTTGAACGGCCAGGTGCGCGAGGCTCCTGACCTTCTGCAGCGTCTTCGCCTGGATCTTGCCGAGCGTTGGCTCGTGCCGCGCCCACAGCGCCGCCACCGCGCCCGCCTCGTCGTCCCACACCTTCGAGTCGGCGTAGGCGTAGCGAACCCAGTGCTGCAGCTCAGGCGGCAGGCCGGCGACAGCGCGGACGACGTGCGCGTCCTGGAAGGCGAGCGGGCCGAGGGGAATCGAGGCCTTCTTTTTCGGGCGGGTCTCGCTGGCGATCACGCGGGTCGTTCCTTTCGCCAGGCTGGCGACGTATGCGGCGAGGAGGCGACCGACCTGGTCACCGCCCTCGGCGGGACATTCGCGCAGCGCCTCGAGGTGCGCCGGGAAGACCTCGCGGGTGTTCTCGGTCGTGTACTGGCCGACGAACTTGCCGTCGGGCTCGCGGAAGTGTTGCGCGCCCAGGAAAGCGCCGAGGACGAGGTCGCGCATGATCGCGCGGTCGTGCTCGATCACCTCGGGAAGGGGGCGCGACTTGACCTTGGCCGAGGGCTTGGCCGGGCTTTCGGTGTGGTCCAGGACGTAGACCGCACCGGAAACAGGGCCGGACGAGGAGCTCGAGGGACGGCTCGACAGACTCAGCGTCTCCATTGGCGCGCCTCCTGTCGCTCGGCGAAGGCCTTGCAGGGCGCGCAGTGCTCGGTTCCCGGCATGGCGAGCATGCGGTCGAGACTCAGCGGCTTGCCGCAGCCAGCGCAATGCGTAGCCGGCGCGAGCACCACCAGGTCGGCAGGCATGGCCAAGCGCGAGGCGCGGGCGTCCATGAACGCGGCGCCGATATCGAGCTGCAGGTCGGTCATAAAATCGCAGGCGTCAGGCATGTAGCATCCCCCTCGGGAAGCACTCGCCAGCGCCATACAGCAGCTCTTGCTCGGCCAAACCGAAAAGCTGCTGCTGTGCCCTATCCTGCAGCGATTTCCACCAGGCCTCGGCATCTGCCTCGGTCATCGCGTCAAAGAACGCGTCGGCCTCTGCAGGCGAGCCGAAATGCTTCACCGTCGACGCCTTAGCCCCGAAAACCTCGCCCTCGATCCGGACACGATTCACGCCAGAACGGCGCTCATTCGTGACGCGGAACTTCACCGCGTCGGCCAGCTTGTACACCTTGAGCAGCGCGGAGACGCTCATTCGGCACCGCCTTTTTCGCGTGACGGGAAAGCAAGAAGGGCGCGGTAATCGTGACAGTCACGCTTAATTTGAGCGGCCACGTTATGAGCGATCAGCGTAAATAGCTCCTCCCAATCCTCGAATCCATCCGTTTGACAGATCAGATCCAGAGCCTCGACGGTGGCCGGGTAAGCAAGGAAGTTGTATTCCTTTCCGAGCGCCGCCAGCCCTTCCGGCTCGGCGTTTGCGGCCTCCTCTTCGCGCTTGCGCTGAGCCTCTTTCCTCAAGCGGGCCAGTTCGCGTTTGCGCTCCTCCGGCCCCAGCGGCTGGCCGTCAGGCCCAAGGATCACGGTCGCAGGCCTACCCATGGGCCACCGCCTTCACCAGGCGAACCAGGCGCTCGAGATCCGGCAGGCTGCGGCCGGTACCCATGGCCACCGACATAAGCTCGCTGACCATGCGCAGAACGGCGTCGAGGCCTTCGCGCAGCATCAGGTCGACCGCTTGCGGGTCATCGCGCAGCGAGTAATTGCCGTCATGGGCGGGGGTCGCAGCAGCGACGAAGGCGCCGAACTCTTGCAGCACCCCGGCCAGATCGGCAGGAACAGGGCCGGCGAGCGGGGGCGTGATACGAGGCACGCGGATATCGAGGCCGCCGACGAGCTCGACACACTCCCGGCGAACGTCGTCAGCGATGCGGGCAGGCAGGCAACCGATCCACGTCCACTTCCACTCGAGCGGGAACGGGCTCGTGCCATTGAAGATCCGGCCGAGGCGGGTCGCCCAGGCTTTGCGCTCTTTCAGATACGCGTCACCGTCGGTCTCCTCGAGGGCCTTCTCGATCAGGCCAGCAGCCACCAGGGAAGGCGCTAGGAGCTCGTGGGCGAAACGCTCCACGTTCCATTCGGATTGTGTGAACCATTGGTTCGTGTGGCGCAGCACGATTTCCCGCTCCGTCCTACCCTGCATAGCACTTTTTCTCCCGAAAAGTGTCCGATGTCGTTATAGGCACATCTTCGGGATTCCGAATAAAAAGATCAACTAAAATTCAGTATACCGAGTGGAATCCTTATCGATTCCGAACGGAAAATATGCAAGGGACTGAGAGGGCCACCTATGAAAGATATTCAGCACATCGGGCCGGCCATAAAGGCCCGGCGGCAGGCGCGCGGATGGAGCCAGGCGGCGTTATGCGAGGCGGCCGGAAACGCGATCAATACGAGCACGCTGTCGACGACCGAGAACGGCATGAGCCTGCCAAACGTGATGGCCGCTTATGCCGTGGCGAAGGCGCTCGGCACCACCGTCGAGGCCCTGATCGAGGAAGCGAACAACCCGGGGGCTGTCCGTAACCCCACAGAGAACGCCGAAAGGGTGCCCGTTGTACCCTGGCACATGGCGGCAGAATGGAAGCTAAACCCAGATATCACGAGGCTTCCAGCTAATACCCAGTGGGTTTTACCGCCGGAGAATGCAACGCCCGGCATGTTTGCACTGGTCGTGCCTGATGACACCATGCATTCCCCCAGCGGCCTGGCGTTTCCAGCCGGGTCGACAATCTTCGTGAACCCCCGGCGCGTGGCCGAGGCGAATGACCTGGTCGTCGGCTATACGCACAAGGGCGATGAACTGACGTTTAAAAGGTTGATCCAGGACGGAGCGCAGCGGTACCTTCGACCGCTAAACCCTCAGTTCCCGATGGTTTCGATCGCCGGGAATTTCCAGGTTGTCGGGGTAGTGACAGGCATGCGGATGATCATCGAAAAGGGGGTCATTCGATAAACGGGAATGTCAATGTTTCGGGGTTCTGAATAAATGACGTAGACTGCGGCCACCCCGCAGTTAATAGCTTTGCAAGGCACCAAAGAAAAAGCCCCGGGTCTGGTAACCCCGGGGCCTTATTCGAATGACTGCCGACCCCGAAAGGGTGCAACAGTAGAGCTCAACCTTTGGCGAATAATCTGTTTTGCGGGCAGGTTATTCAGTTGTAGCCAACAGCGAATGTTGAAGCTCAAGTATAGCACCACGCGGTCGAGCGTCTAACGAATGTTCTTTTGTGCTTTTGCGTTTTTGCGCAAAGGAACAAAATGCACAATAGGAATGACAACGCGAGCGCACTGGCCCGGTTCTACGAGCAGCGGTTCAGTTCTGACCCTTACGCCCTGGTCGATTATTTCGAGCACGACATCGCGGCGGCGGCGGCGGACGTCGGCATTAAGTGGTCGGCGCTGCAACGCGACATCACTTGGTATGGCCACAAGACTCGCCCCAAAGGCGCGGCATCGGTCACTGACAAGGCCCACCGGGGCAAAGTTATGGCGTGGGCCTCGATCAAGCGGGCCGACGAGTTTGAGTATCCCTTCGTCAACTTCACGAACAACAATCCGGCCGTCGGCAAATCGAGCTGGTCGGGTTTCGCGGCGCTGCTCGAGCTTTTCCGCGAGCAGGGCGGCACGACTACCAGCAAGAAGCATGACGAGTGGCTGAAAAAGCAGGAAGCCGAGCGCGCCAAGCGCGAGGCCGCCCGCAAGGCCGCCGAGGAGAAGGCTCGCAAGGCCGAGGCCATGGTTCAGGGCGAGCGCCTGGCCTACGAGTCGGCCTGGCATTGTGGCGGTCGCCATGCCTACCAATACGAAGCCGGCGGCAAGATCCGCGACGGCGTCGTCGAGCTGATCGGCGACGAGGACGGATCCTCGCCCTACCTGGTTGCCAAGGGCATCAGCGACGTCGTGTCACGCTTTCAGATGAAACGTATGCGTGACGGGCAAGGTTATTTTTCAGCGGTTCCGCTGTACAACATAGACGGCCTTTTCCTCGGCCTGCAACGCCTCTACGCCGACAAGAAACTCCAGGGCACCGGCGTCAAGATGGACGGCGCTCACTGCATCATCGGCGACCTCGAGTCAGCCGATATGGTGTACGCCGCCGAGGGTTTCGCCACCGGCGCCAGCGTCTGGCTGGCTGAGCACGAGGCCGGCAATAACGTCGCGGTGATCGTGACGTTCAACGTCGACAACCTGAAAAAGGTCGTCACGGCCTACGCCAAGCGATGCCCGAATCTGCAGATCCGCAACGCGGTCGATAACGACCAATGGAAGCCGGTCGCCGGTAACGCCGGCATGCTGGCCGCCCTCGAGCTCGCGCGCGACTGCAACTCGCCGGCCCTGGTGCCCAGCTTCGACGCCCTCGGCGCCGAGGCGATCGCCAAGTTCAAGGCCGACAAGAAAGGCCCGACCGACTGGAACGACTATCACCTCGCGTTCGGCTTGAAGGCCACGGCCAAGGCCCTGCGCGCCCGCGCGACCGTGTTCAAGCCATACAAAGACTGGTTCGCCTACACCCTGCAGTGCCTCCAGTTCTCCGGCGTCACCGCCGAGAAGGCCGCACGCCAAGCGATCAACGCGGGCATGTTGCGGGTTCCGATCAAGTACACCGGCGAGCAAGTCCTCGAGCACGTGAAGGCGCATCTTCCGGAAGGCCCGAAGGTCGACTGGCCGAAGCTGCGCTCGTTCTGCCAGCGGCTCGCAAAGCAGAAGATCACCCAGGCCGCCGAGCTGCGGTCGTTTTCGCCGGCCACCCTGGCGAAGGGGCACATTCAGCACCTACGCATCGAGGGCGTGCGCCAGGCGCATGGCAACGTCGAGATTCCCGCGCACCTGGTCCACCTGATCGAGTCGATCGAGGGTTGCATCATCCTGCGCGCCCCCATGGGCAGCGGCAAAACCGAGAAGGTCATCGCGCCCCTGATCCGCGACGCATCGAAGGGCGCCTATGTTGCGCACCGCGTCTCGCTGCTCGACGACGCGGCGGCCCGCTTGAACCGGGTCACTGACAGCCAGGGCAAGCCCGCCCGCAACCGCGACGGCAGCTATAAAACCGACGGCCTGGTTCACCACTACAAACACGTTCGGGCCGACTGGATGCGCGACGTCTCGCACCTGGCCTGCTGCGTCAACTCGATCACCGCCTCCAGGTTCTACAACGACGCCGAGCGTTCCTGGTTCACCACCGTGGACACCCTTTGCATCGACGAGGCCGGCCAGGTCATCAGCCACATCGCCTCCGGCCCGGTCGAGGGGCGCGTCCGCGTTTACGATGCCCTGCTCGATGCCGTGCGCGACGCGAAGCGCGTGCTGCTGTGCGATGCCGACGCGAACGACAACGTCGTCGAGTTCTGCGAGCTCGCGCGGCCAGGCGAGAAAATCACCATCATCGAAGTCAGCGGCACCGCCGATCACATCCGCGTCGACCACTCCGACGACGAAACCGTCTGGCAGGTTGCCCTCGACTGGATCTCGGCCGGCAAGCGCGTCCTGATGGCGAATGACTCGGTCGAGAGCTGCAAGAAGCTCGCGGCCGTGATCGAGGAGCGCCAGGAGGCGGGCGAGATCAAGCCCGTCCGCGTGATGCTCGTCCACCAGGGCAACAAAGGCGAACCAGAGGTCGCCGCGTTTCTGCGCGACCCAGACGGCGAGGCCGTGAAATACGACGTTCTGATCTACTCGCCGGCCATCAGCTCCGGCGTTTCGATGACCTTTGGCGGATCCGCGCACTTCGACCATCACGTCGGCCTGTTCAGCGGGCAGACCGTCAGCCCCTCCGACGCGATCCAGATGCTGCGCCGCGATCGGACGGCCCGTCACTACCTGGTCGGGCTTGGCCACGCGTCAGCGCAGCGCCAGACCGACAGCGAATCGCTTTATCGCGGCATGCTGCAGGCCGATGAGCAGACGTTCGAGTTCGAGGAATTCGAGGGCGAGGCCCGCTTCGTGCGCAAGAAAACAGCCTTCGACATCACCTACCTGGCCAGCATCACCAGCGAGAACCGCGCGCGGAACGATTTCGCGAACAACTTCCTGCTGATGCTGATCAGCGAGGGCTACCAGGTGCATCGCGCCAACCTGGACGACCCGGAGCGCACCAAGGAATCGCGGGCAAACCGCGAGCTCGGCGCCGCCCTGGTGTTCGAGAAACGGATGGATCTGATCAACAGCGTCGAGACCCCGGACGAGGAGACATTCGCCCGCCTGAATCGCCAGGAGGTGCGCAGCGAGCGCGAAAGCGCCCAGGTCGACCGCTACCACATGGCCAATCAGCTCGGCGTCGACAAGCCAACCCCGGACGACGTCGCGTTCTATGACGATCGAGGCATCAGCCGCGTCGTCGCGATGGAGCTGCTGCAGTCCAGCGAGGAGCAGGCCAAGGCCTACGACCAGGCGCAGCGCAAAGCGCGCGTCGTGCTGACGCAGCACCGCTACAAGTCGGCCGGCCGCGCGTTCCTGGTCAAAACCTTCGACACGCTCGGCCTGGACCGCTTCACGGGCGAGGGATCCTTCACCGTCGACCAGTGCCGCCAGATCCTCGCGGAGATCCGCGCGGATCAAGCCAGCCTTGACCTTTACAACGCCCTCAAGCTGGGGCGCCTGCTGCCCTCGCTGACGGCCAATGCCTGCGCGACGACGGTCGTCAAATCGATCATCGAGCGCCTCGGCGTAAGCGTGCATAAGCGCAAGACGAACGGTCGCAATGTTTTCGAGATCGACGCCGATAGCTGGCAGGTAATCATGGCCTACGTCGAGCAGCGCGCCGCCATTGGCGTTCACTCGCTGGCCACACACGAGACGGCGACCCCCTACGAGCCGAAAACCCTCGAGCAGCCTGCAGGCGAGCCCCTGGCCCCGCAGGGCGCCCTCGAGCGCGACAGGGACACTTTGCAGGGAGAGGGTAAAGCCTCCGAGGAAAAGTATCCCTTGAGCCTGGCGGAAAAAATCTACGCGGTTGCTGTTCGCTGTTCAAAGCCCCTCGGTATCCCATTGGCGCAGGTTGTGGGGGCGTTTCGGCGGGACATCCTCGAGGGGTGGGTCAAACCAGGAGCCGACGAACGGCGCATCGGGTTTGAACTGGAGTACGTGGCGCGGCTGATGCAAAAACCCGGGCTGTGATACTGTACACATGACCAGCACGGCCATTTGACATTAGCAGGCCAAGGAGTAGGAAACGTGCCGATTCTCAACATGATGGACAACACCAGCGCGGGCATTCGCAGTGCCCTGGCAATCAGCCAAATGCTCGGGCTCAGCGCCCACCAGCTCAGCCCGGCCGAGCTAGCCGAAGGCCTGGCCGTGCTGCGCGAGAAGCTGCTGCAGATCGAGCAGTCGCACGAAGCCGCCTATTCCGTTGCCGCCGCGCAAAAAGAAATGCCGGGGCAAGCCCCGGCATCTGTTCACCTCGCCAGCGTCAAGACGCTGCCCCGATAGCCCCCTCGTAGGCCTTGCGCATCGCCGTCATGCGATCGCCGTCGGCGCCCGTGGCCACGTCCACACCGTTGACGCTGGCCACGGCCTGCCACTGGCCGTCCTCGAGCTGGTGAACGGTCAGGTGCGGTTTCGCCTTGACCACCTCTTTCGGTACCGGCGCCGCCACCTCGGCTAGCCCCCGGTTCGGAGTGGCCAGGGCCTCGGCCGCGATCTCTAGATATTCCTTGATGTTCGGGCGGTAGCTGCCGACGTTGGTCTGTATCGCTTTTTGCGAGATCCGCGCCTCCGGCGCGGCCTTGACCGTCGCTTTCACCCACTGGTGAATTTTGTGCAGCGACGAGCTCGCCTTTATCCGCTCGTGCCCGTTGAGTGACGCCAGCGCCTCGAGGCGGTTCGCCCACTTGCCCGACACCTCGGCCACCGGCTCGGCCGGCTTGGTGTAGTCGAGCTTAAACGCCTTGTAGCTTTCCTGCGTGCTCATGTCCTCGTGGCCGAGCATGGCCTGCCAGAACACGGTTTCGTTGACCTTTTTCCACTTCGCATCGCGCGCATAATGCAGCTCGAAAACGGCCCGCGCCCATATCTTGCGGCTGTCCTTGAACACGCGGCGCGGGTCGTTGAATACGCGCTTGGTCAACTGGTTCAGGTTGCTATGCACCCGATTGTTCACCGCGACGTTATCCAGCCCCTGCAACTCCTGGACTTCGGGCAGATCCCGCAGGGCTTTGATCGAGGCGAGCACCAGGTCGGCCGAAACAAGGGTATAGATCCGATAGCTGTCGGAGTAATCGACGCCCTCGCGGCGCTTGGCCTGGCCGGAAAATTCGAGCTCGAACTCGCCCGCCTTCTTAAACCGGCCCAGCTTGAGCACCTCGATTTCACGCCGGCCGGTCGCCAGGGCGATGCCGAGGGTCAGATGCGAGAAGTAGGGCGCGACGGTGCCGTCGCCGCGCAGTTGCTGCGCCGACAGCAGATCGTTGATCGTGGCCATCAGCCAATGAAAGTTGATCTCGACCGAGTTCGTCGCCTGGACCTCTAGGCGCTCGACCGCCTCGGCCGCGAGCTCGGCTTTCGTGGCGGCTGGCAAGGTCAGATGCCGCATGATCTCGTGGTCGAGCTTTAGCGTGCGGATCGCCTCGTAAGCGTCGTCGTCGCGCGCCCGGCGCACCTCGGCCAATAGGTCGCGGTGAGCGAATCGCAGATCCTTGATATCGGCGTGGTCGAGCATCGCCTGCAGCGCCTCGGCCCACTTCGGATGCTTGCGCGCGATGCGCTCGACGGACTCCTCGAGCGAGTGATGCCGCCAGTTCTGCTCGGTGACAGCGTT